ATACATAAAGTTCACCGTTCTTTTCAATGACAACCGTTGCCGCCGTTAAGTCTGTGGTTCGTGATAAGTCGATACCACCGACACAATATGAGTCTTTAAAATCGTCTATGTTTAATTCAGCGCCGCAGGCTGCCTCAACATCTAACACGTTAAGCCATGCTTGCGAACTTGATTGCTTAATGTTGCAATACTTCGTTAAGAACTCGGCTTTTTTTGAAAGCGAACCTTCGGCGACTGCGATCTCTTCGAGAAGATAATCAACCGATACGGAAACGCCTAAATTTGGGTTTGCCTTTTGAAGCTCGTTTATGTCGTTCCAAAGTGTGACATCATCAATCGTATATAGGAACGGCAAAAGTCTTTTCTCGTTTGAGTTTCCCAACAAAAAACGAGTCGATCTCTTAATCAACTCGTCGTATATTCCTTCGTTTTCATATCCGGAAGTGGATATAGAAAGAATGATAGGTTGAACTCTTGCACCAAGGGCCGACTTCATAACCTCATATTGTTTTAAACCTGCGTCACCATGCCAAGAAGCGATTTCGTCGCACACCGTAAGAGAAGGGTTGAAACCGTCGCTTTTCTTGTGGTTGAATGCAATCTTTTTAACAGAACTGTTTGTTGACTCTATAAAGTAGTCCGACTTTCGACGTTTAATAAGTCGTTCTAACTCCGGTTCCGTTGACACCGTTTGCCATATGTCGTTGTAAATAATATCGGCCTGGTCTAACTTCGGTGCTACACAAAACACCTTCGCACCGTATTCACCGTCAAGAAACAAGCAATAGTTAGCAATTGCCGAGGCAAGTAAAGACTTACCGTTTTTTCTTGCGACTATAACAACGACTTCTCGAAACTGTCTTACGCCGTCTTTGTCTACGATTCCGAAGATTGAAGCAACAATTGCTTTTTGCCAAAGTTCTAACTTAATCAGATCGGAACGGCCTTCGCAATGATGACAAAAGTTTTCAATGAACTTTATCGCCTTGTTTGCTTTCTTGTTGTCGTAATAAAAAAGCTTGTCTTGTAGTCCTTTAACCAGGTACTCCATTACAAGCTTTACCCAACGGCCAACTATTACAGATCCGTTTTGTATTTGTTGGTAATACTCGAATATATAATTTTTATTCGTCGTCATCAATCAACTGTTGAAGCTTTCCGCCTGTTGTCTTTTTATGACCAAGCGTTTTGATGATGTCGAGAATAACGCTTGCTGTTCTGTTTGCTGCGTCGCTGTGTTTTGGAAGTTCCCTTATCAGCGGGTGAGCATATACGTTCGCCCGGTTCTTAACATACTCTTTCTTCGTGATAAGAGAATCCTCTTCGAGCAAAATCTCGTTAATCTGTGCAATTACTTTCTGTTGTGTAACGTACTGCTGAAGGGCCGTGGTAAAAAGCGCATTGTCTGCGACTCCGTACTCTTTCGCCATCTTCAAAAGTGCATTATAGGTTACTTTCTTTGCCACTTCGTCGAACCTCCTGCCAATTCAGTTCAAACCAGTTCAAACCAAACCAAAAACAAACAAATCCAAAAAAATCCCTGCAACTCGGGAGATTTCTTCTAAACCTTGGCGGCCGGTTTCCTTACTGTGTGTATTTTTCACACAATAGGGGGGTATCACACACAATTCACGTTTCCAAAAGCGTCGATTTCATAGCGTCTTCGCTCATGCGCTCCGTGTAAACGTTCGTGACATTCACGACATACAAGTTCAAGGTTGCCCCAATCAAGTGCATACATTGGATTGTTGATGTTGTCAGGCGTAAGCTCTATCTTGTGATGTACGATCTCGCCTTCAACGTACAACCCTTTGGCAAGACATTCTTCGCAAAGTCCGTTACGATACTTGAAGTATGCGTTTCTTGTCTTTTGCCAGGTCTTGGAATTATAGAACCCCCTACTAAAACTTTGAGCCATATTCAATCATAGCCTTATGCAGTCGCTCGGGAATGTCTACCCCCTTTAGTAAACACCGCTCGTCCGGTACCTTGTAGAAGTTCGTTCCGGAACTGCCCGTCTTTTTATTCTTCTCCATGCGTCCACAATTCCGAGTGAGTCCGCCCCGAAGCATACACGCTATACAGGTTTTTGGTATTGGTACGTTCATAAGTTACAATCTTCCCCCATGGTAGGCGAAATAACTTCCGCCCACCTTGGCAGAAGACTCAATATAAAAAGCCGACGGAGTTTATCTCTCGTCAGCTTTTCACAATACCATTTTATCACACCCAAAACGTGAAAAACGTGAAATTAAAAAATCGTGTCCATGAAGGCGTTATACTTCTTACTTATCGTAGTCCTGTCAACGCCCAATATATCAGCAATCTCGGCCATTGTCATACCGTCAATACATTTGTATTTTACGATCATGCGAGTCGTGGAATCGGGTATCGTATAGACAAATTCAATGGCATTTTTGACTAAAATAAAAAGACTATTTTTCTTTTCAATAAGTTTTTGGTTGAGTTCATAAACTTGTAACGCAAGCCGTTCCGTTTTGCTTGTCGTAGATCTTGCGTGCGGCATACCGTCACCAAGGCCGCTGCCGCTTGAAGCGTATAACTCACGAAGTTCCGCTATCTGTGTTTCAAGCATTTTAATTTCAAGCTTGTAATGTTTGATGTTTTCAATGTCTTGTTTAGTCATGGTGCGAAACCTCCTGATGTTTCACCTAACCATATAACGCCATAAGTGAAGAGAAATATAATTGTTATCGTGAATACGATACACGCTATTATATACTTGATTATCCGTATTACGCCGAATAAAAACTTCTTTATCATCTTTAACCCCCATTATCTTTTAACATGACGATTCCCTTAACAGGAACACAATGAGCCATTTGTCTTATGCTTTCGTCAAGATCGTCAAAAAAGAATGCGTCAATGTTTCTACCGAAAAACCTGCCTTCGACAAACTCTTCAAACGATATCGGCAAAGGTATTGGATATCCTATATCCTTGGCATAATCAAAAAGTATTTTTGCCCTTATGTGTGTCGGACAGACGATTATTGCGTATCTGTATTTAGAACACTCTTTAATGAGCTTTGTGCTTCGCCCTGTCTGCCGATCGTCAATTATTAACTTTGTCATAGATCCATTGTACGACGATTGTTTCATTATCGGCCGGTGTATTACCTCTTCGATCTTATGCTTTATCTCGTTGATTGTCTTTTCTCTTTCATTTGCTCTGATCTCCTGGCACTCTTGCGGGTATTCCTTTTCGAGTGCGTCTGAATATAAACTGCTCATAAGTCCGCTGCCTCGCTTTCCATTCTTGCGCCACAATTAGGACAATAATCTGTATAAGAATACGTAAATCCCCAACCTGTATCTTTTGAATGTCCGCTTGCCGTTTTCCCGCACACAGAACACTCGGCCCAGCATTTTTCAAAATTATGTCCTTTTTCTATCCAATGCCCTGTTTTTGTTTTTTGTTTTAAAGTTTCAGCAGCATTGAGCGCCCTTTCAATTAATCTTCCCTGTCCTTTCGGAAGTGGTGTTGCTTCATGTATTCCAAGCAATAAAGATGATATGTCATTATCATCTGCGGTCGCATTTTTAATGTTCTCATAAACTTCACTTGGTATCTTAATAACCAACTCTACGTCTGCCATGTTTATGCCTCTTGCCTCCTGTTTATTTTCCGTCGTCTTCCGTCGTCGGCTCTTCCCTTGATTTGAAATTGCTTAATCTTGCGTAGTAAATAACTTTAGTGAATGTCGCTACTACAAAATGGTTTGCATTACGTGCAATAGCAACACGTTCGCCGTTTCCTTCTAATCCGATGACGGGTTCTATTTCATACGCCAATATTTTGTATTGTCCGTATTCTGTTTGAACTATCCACGGTTCATCTTTTATTTTTGTTTTTTCTGCCTCATATATTTCTGAAATCCTCTTCGACGAGATTTTTTTAGGTTTCATGCCCTTACCTCCGTTTTCTGACTATGAACTCGACAAGCTCGTATTTGAATAACGCTTTTATATATACCCTTATTGCCAATAACTTGTTGTCGGTACGCAAGGCGATCTCCCAAATTCTATC